CCATCTTTTCTTTCAACAGCTCTACTTAATTGAGACAAGGCTACTATGGTTACGTTCAACTCTTTAGCTATATTCTTAAGCTCACGAGCCACAGTAGCAACCTCTTGCTCTCTTGAGTGACCACTACCTTTTACAAGCTGGAGATAATCTATAAGAAAGAACTTAACGTTTTTCACGATTACATACTTCCGTATCTTGTTCAATAAATAACTTAATGATGAGTCTTTGCATTCATCAACAAACAAACAAGTCTGTTCCAGCTTACCTATAGCTTTATGAATCCTACCAAGCTCTTCACTTTCTATAGTACCCTTCATTATATACCTGTTATTAACTTTACTTTCCAAAGATACTAACCTTTGTAAAAGCTGTGTATCACCCATTTCGTATGAGAACACTGCTGTAGGTATTTCTGCTTTAGCACAATTATAACAGAAAGCAAGACCTAAAGATGTTTTACCCATAGATGATGCACCACCTATAATAACAAGGTCTGTTTCTTGCCAACCACCAGTAAACTTATCTACTGATTGAAAACCTGTAGGTAATCCATTCATATCTTTGGATGACATTCTTCTATCTATATCATCATGAAGAATCTTAAGTTGTTTTTTAATATCTGGCATCTCACTTGATTTAATCTCAGATATTTCTCTCATGTTATCATCAACATGTTCTATAACTTCAAAAAGGTCATCGCCATTATCTAACTTCTTTATTGTAGACTCAGCTAATTTTTTTAACCTAAACTTTTTATCTTCTTGACTTAAAAATAAAACTATGTTCTTGCCTATGTATGCGTAGTGATCTGTGCCTATGCATTCCATTAATCTTAGGTCTAACTTATTATCTTTAAATCCTTTTGTTACACCAAGTATATCTAGCTTACCACCCTTGTTTAATATGTTAGATATTGAAACGTATAATTTTTTATTTAAATTATCATTAAAAATATCTTCCGAAAGCATGCCATGTAAGTCGTAATACTGACTTGACTCAGACATCAACTTACCTATTAGCCTCATTTCCATTTCCACTCTATCTTTCATTCTTTATATATTTAGGTTTGATATACCTGTTAGTTTTTTTACGATCTAAAATTATTTCATTCTTCCAAGAGTTGTTTAACAACCAGCTTCTTGGAGTCTTTCTATAAGTCTTGTCTGGCGTTGACTCTACATATGGCTTAACTGCTTTAACAATTTCTCTCATAGTCTCTATTGAAAAGTTCATGAAAGTTATTTTAGTTTTATTATAGTCATGCCTTTTATCGTAAAGATTCCAAAATATTTCAAAAGCTTTTTCTTTTTTCTCTAAGGTAGTTTGAGATTGTTTCCTCTTATCTTTTTCAAATCTTACATCTTTATAACCCAACTCTAATAGTATATTATTAAACACCATCTGAGCTTCTATATCGTTATTGTAAATACACCACGTTACCTCACCAAAGGTTATTTGCCTTCGGTCTATTGTAATGTATTCTACTTTACTTAAATCTATAACATCGTTATCTGATACTCTGTACATCATGATTTTTGGTTTTAAATAATAGGCTCATAGGTTTTGTTCGGAAATCTTACCTGCAGTAGCTATGATTATAAGAGTTTAACTGCTCTCACTCACGCCTATTCATTTATAAGTTTATCGGTTTAAGAACCTTATATATAGGTTTAAACCTATAAACCGATACTAGAATGGTAGACCATCGTCTTCGACAGCCCCCACCTTTTTAGGTTCTGGTTTGTAAGTATCAACTGCGATGTAGTGTGTTTTACCATAATCGTTTTCACCATCACGATTCTTACAAACATTTAACTTGATGAACTTGTCACCATTGTACTCAAACATAAAGTTTGAAGCATCTTTTCCTAACTTAGTTAGATTAACTGATATAGACACCATGTCTCCATCAAATTTCTCTACTCCGTTACCAACATAAATTTTCTCAGCTTTTTTCATTTTTCTGATTTTTTAAAATAATTACTTAGTGCCTTCCTTTGATTAACTTTTATTAGCTTACATATCCTACGAAAGTCTTTAATTTTAAACTCCTCAGGATCATCCAAACATTTGTTTAGGGTAGGACGACTTACCCCTAAATATTTACAGAGAAAGCCAAGACTATAATAGCTTTCTTCAAATTTATCTTTTAATGTCATAACTCATGTATTTCAATGTAATCATCCACATATTCTTCTTCATTAACAAAATACTTAGAATAAAGCATTAGTAAATCTTTATACTTCATTCTGCCTTGCTCTTTAAAAGACTCACTACAATGAAATATATTTACATTGTAAGGTGCTTCTTTACCTTGTACTACAAAAACAAATTCTTTTGCACCAAAACCATCAGAGTAAAAAGCAGATTGCCTATCGTATCCATACTTCATACAAGAACTTCTAAAGCCATCAAATGAAGCATCTGAGGTTGTCTTAAGGTCTACGATAATATCTCCGTTGACGTAATCAGCTTTGCCTTTACAGAAGACTCCAGTATCATCATCTTGCCATGCGTTAGCTATTTCTCTTTTACCTTGAGTTTGAAGAAGGTCAAGAACTTCTTTGTGAGAGAATAACACCTCTCTCATTCTAATTATCTTGTCGTATTCTTTTCGAAGTATGATAGTGGAGTTACTTTGTTCAGCCTTTAATTCTTTGTACTTTTTAGTAACCCTACTTGAAGCATCACACACAACAACCTTATCTTCAAATTCATTTGGCTCTAACATAGCCACATGATATGCTCTACCAAATATCATAGGTAAAGTTTCCTCTCTAAACTGTGGGTTATCTCTCATAAACCTATAGTATCTTATATCTTTATTTATAAGACCAAGTTGCGAGTTGGTTATGAAATCATAATCCGAATAGTAAAAAGTGTCATCGGTTAGCTTTCTTATAAATTTATCTAAAGCCATTACATTAACTCCTTAGTTAGATTGATGCAAGATTCAAGATGTTGTTTTTGAATTTTAGTAATCGTGTAATTACTCATTCTCTGCTGAACAAAATCTGCCTTGCCATCTTCAATAGCCTTCATCATATCTTTATACTGCTTGTCAGTTAACTTTGGCTTTGATTTAGGCTTAGAAATTGTTGTTTTAGGTGAGCCACCTTTAACTGCACTATTACCATCATCATCTTCGGTTACAACACCAACAAATGATGCGAGTGCATATCTCCTTGCATATGATATAGCAGAGCCAACACCATGAGCATCTTCCTTTGCTGGAATATACATTGTAGATGATATAAATTCACCACTTGAATGCGACAAGATTGTTGTTAATCCACCCACATCTGTAGGCATTTGAATGATAGCTAATTCGTTTTCAGCTAATAGTTTTCTGACTGAATCCCATACAGATCCTAAGTCAGCATACTTTGACTTGAAAAATGGATTCTTTGAGTTTTCGACAGCAGGCTTCAATTGTTTCTGAACTACTGATAATGCTTGGGATAACTTCCCAATGGTTTCTGATTTTTCCATAACTTTGATTAAATTTAATTTGATTTATTTTACAAATATATTAAAATATTTTTAGAATACAACTTTAATTTAAATTACTCCAACAATAGTAAATTTTAGTTTTCTTGACAATATAAATTGCAATGTTGTTTCCACGAGTGTAACTATATCTTGAGCAACATCATTATGTTTTAAGTTTATATAAACCTCTAAACCCTCAGATGATGGTATAACATAAGTATTAGCTAAAGCACTAAAAGTATTTTCATTTAAGGTTGTAACTATAGATAAAGTATCTGAGTCATTAAAATACATATACTTAATCGTGTGTTTTTTAAGCTGACTAATTAATATCCTCATATTTGGATGCATATTGCATTTAATCTTTGGATTTAACCTATAACTTACCCCACATTCTTTTAGTAAATTAATTATAGCCTCCGTCTCGTAATTCATTTCTTTTTACTCTTGTCAACAAATTTATCTAACTCCACTTCTAATTCAGTTATAATACCTCTGTATCTTTCTCTGTCTAATTTAAGAGTATCTGAAAGTTCTTTATTCTTATCTTGTAAAGATTTAATCTCAGATATATAAAATCTCATCTGATGTGTTACTTGTTGCATGTCTATTTTCATTTTTCTTTTCTAATTAAGTTATTAAATTCTGTTTCAACTTTTGCTGAAATCATTGATGTAATCTGTCTACTAATAATAGTATTACTCCTACCCTTTAATGATGTAGAAATAAAGTTTACTATTAAATCTCTATTTCTTTTTATACACTCAATCTCTCTTTGTTTAAGTTGATAATTAAGCATATTTAATATATCTAAAGACTTAAAATCAGATTCGTCTATTTTTTGCACCATCCATAACATTCTACTTATAAATTCTTCTCTTGTTTCTCTCATTTCACTATCATCTTTATTCGTAATTATCCATACACCATATAGGTGTTTTCTCTCCAACATACGCACCCATAGTATTAAAACTAAGGTGTTCTATAGCGTCAATCTCATCCATACCTTCAGTTATAAGTATGTCCAGACATTTCTTATAGGAATATATAAGCCTATTTGAATTGTAGCACACACCTATAACTGCGTCATCAAAACCATCAGCCTTGAGAAACTCCTCATCGTAATGGTCTTCAATTATCTCTGTCAGTATGCTCATTGCTATGTATGTTTAGCGTTTTGTTTAACATCGTTTCTACTTCATCATACCTCTCGTTATAGAAATCTTGAGCATCCTCTTGAAACATCATTACATGTTCTTGACCAACTTCTGATGATGGTGCATAAGTATCCTCTCCAAATCTTTGAATAGTAATCTGTGTTGCTATATCATCTATAAACTCCATGTACCTTGCGTTATCTATATATATCTTAGCCATTATATATGCCCTCCATATTTTTCACCATTAACATCATACCTTGTCTCTCTGTCTGCCATAGATTCGTTCATACCATCACATAAAGGATTATTAAAACCAAGACCATACTCAATTGTAGCATCATTAAACTTATTATCTAAGGATTGTTCCCACTTAGTCTTATTGTTATCTAACCATTCTTCAGTATCCTCTAATGGTAAGTCTTTAGGTAGTTCGATAGTTATCTTAACTGCTTTGTGGTATACTCTGCGTTCAGTTATTTTAACGCTACGCATACCAAAGTACTTTATCTCGTTATCTAATAAGGCTCTATTTAATTCAGCCATGTTTTTAACTTGCTTATCAATCGGTCTGTTGCGATTGTATTGTTCGATAAGGAATTTTTGGTGTTCCTTGCTTCTCATGTTGGATGGCTGGCAATCTTCCCAACCCCATTCAATTGTGTTGTTTTCCATTTTTATTTAATTTAAGTTAAGCTAATTCTACTTTTACATATACATTAAACACATCGCTATACTCTCCCATGTCAGAGTGTACTGCACCATCTTCTCCCACACATACCATACACGCACCACTTGGCTCGTATTCCTCTACTAATCTTGTTATTGATTTAACATCATCATATTCCTCATACCACTTAAGCCAATTGCCCTCGTATATAACAAATTTAATTGATTTTTTAGGATTTTCTACACCTATCTCGTTGGTATCCCACTCTATGTATTTCTGTTCGTGGTCGTATTTATTAAATGGTGAATCGCCATGCATATCTTTTTCAAACAAGTCATGCTCATTCATTACTGCATCTAATTCTTTCTCTGCTTTTTTTGGCACTGCTATGTACACTTCACTTCTATATCCCATAATTTCTAATTGTTTGATGTATGTAATTCATCATCTTCGCAATAGTGTTCTAATACATCCCCATTGTCATCAAGTTTATCGTAAGAACATTTATCGCAAGTCTTGTATTCTTTGTTATCCTCTTTAATAAATTCTACTACTGCTTTATATACATCATCAAGAGTATGAATTACTCCATAAGGTCTAAGTTTACGCATTGCACCTAGAATATTTTGGGTACCCCCAATCTTAATCACTACAGGCATAAGCCAATCCCAAGATAGGTGGTAATTTAAGTTATCGGGAGTATACCAATCATCTTGATTTAAACCATAAATAACTTCTTGTTTTAAACCTACCTTCTCTTTTGGTAGCCCCATAAATTCTGCTATAAGTTTGTTGTTTTTCATAATATGATTTTTAGTTTACTCTGCAATATTATTTATTTATTTTTAAATATCAAAACTTTTATACTTTTTTTATCACATATACATTTATCACTTGACTTTATAAAATATTTCTTGTAACTTCGCCAACTAATGTAATACCATTCGTATCACACATATATATTCTTTTAAAATAAATTTAAAAAAATAATCCACGTTTGGTTAACGTACACGTATACATTCTGCGTATCATCGTTATCCAAACACGTCTGAGAGAATGGCTCACTTACAATACTAATTGAATAAGAGGATAACTATGTTTTATTGTAAGATTTGCATAGTTAGTTTTTTTTTATACATTTGTAAAATGTTAAACCAAAAATCAAATCAAAATGAATTACAAGACTATTTATTTTATGTGTATGTTCAGAGCCAAAGGTGGAGCATATGCAATTAATGCCTATGACTTACCTTCAGATAATGAGGAAGACATAAAAGAAATCCTTGAGGCAAGAGGATGGGATGTAGTAGAAATCTATGGAATTAAAGAACAATAAGATGATAGATAGTTATTACATAGACGACAACAAGACTCTCCACACATTTATTGGAGATGTAAAGCATGTTACATTCAGTAATGTGGATAATCTTTTACAAGCTAAAGAGTTGATAAAAGAGGAGAATACTAATTTACTAATCGAATTAAACCAAGAACAAAATGAAACAGAGTAAAAAGTACATCGCAGTAGATACATGGAATGGAGTAGATTATGCTTCAGATAATGGTGTAGAGATTAGAATCTTTGATACTAAACAAGAGGCTGATGCTTATTGTAAGACTGAGGCTTACAAGAATGAGGAGGAAGATGTTATGGTAGTAGAGAAGGTTAAGAATGGGTATGAGTTTTATGACATATCAGAGGATGGTGTTGATGATAGTGGAAGCTATCGTTACTATACCTTACCACAAGATGCTTACGCAGTAGAGATACTATGTAACGTAAACGAAGTACGTATACTCAATCAGATAGAATTTGCTAAAGCTATAGCTGATAGAGAGGCAGAGTTACAGGATTATCTTAATGATGAAAAGAACGTTATTAAAGATGAATCTTTGCAAGATACAAGAGAAGATAAAGCTATTGCTACAGATGATGGTATATTCTACCATTCTCTAGACCAATATGACTTTCAGTACAGAAGATTAGAGAGTGTTTATTGTAGTAGAATTTAAAAATAATCAGATATGAAGGTAGATTTTTCAGTTAAAGAACACGAGTTATTAGTTAGGTTAAAGCTAATAGAGAGGAGTATCAATAGAGTTCTCTCACATGTGGATAAAGGTACACTTGAGTTACCCGAAATAGAAGGTTATAGTTTAATTACAGACCTTAACGACATACATGAGTTATGCGATAGGAATCAGAATTACTTTCAGATGTGGAGGGAAACAGAGGGAGTGACAATGGAAGTGATGAAAGAGATGATTAAGGATGATGATAGTGGTAATGATACTACGCACATATATACAGATTTATGTAATAAGTGTGATGAAGTGGTGCAGTACACAGATGTGTTCTCCTGTTGTCCCAATTGCTTGACAAGTTTTTAGCACACATATACATTTGGTTAGTGAGGGAAGACTCCTTGATGCTTTGACTAGCATTGGGGAGTTTTTTTATTAGCTGAAATAAAAGTTTTGGTAATCCAATATTAATTTATATCTTAGCTGAGTAAAATTATTATAAACCAAAAATCAAATCACATTATGAGTAACATCGTAGAGAATTTTTTAAACGAGATGCCTAACTTTTCAGAAGGCACAAAAACCAATTCAATTAAACCTTTAAACAAATCAGTTATGACTGAAAAACAATTAGAGAGAGGCATGAACATTGCCAATCTATTATCTGATACAGGTAATGCATGGAACGTAGTAGACCTTCCATTAACATCAACACATGAAGATGGTACAATCCTTACAACAACAAGTAGAGGGTTATTCCGTAGTGACAACAACGAGAATCTTGGTGTTGTAGGTGCTAGATATGAAGTGATGCAGAATGAAGTTTTAGCTGAAACTTTAGTAGACCTACAATCACAATTCGGAGGTGATTTAAGAGGTGGTAACCTACAGGATGGTAAGAAGGTATTCTTTCAGCTATCACTACCACAAGCTAACATCGGAAACTATCAGAACAATGGCGTTAAGAGGTACATCTCTTGCCTTAATTCACATGATGGCTCATCAAGTATTGGCTTTGGTAGTACAAACGAAGTAGTGATATGCTCTAATACTTTTCATACTGCCCTAAAAGACATCAGTAAGTTTAGGCATACTGCATCTGCAAGTGATAGATTAGCACAAGCTATTAAAGGTTTTGAATCTGCTATGAATGGCGAGGCTATGATTATTGATACGTTCAAGATGATGGCAACAGCACCAATTGAAAAGACTATCGTTGAGAAGGTAATCAATAACCTATTCAATCCTAAAGGTAAGACTGAAGTATCTACACGAACAAAGAATAATGTTCAGATGTTTGGTAAGGCTTACACCATCGAGAAGGAGCAGAAGAAGGAAGATACATTGTGGACATTGTTTAACGCAGTTACACGATACACTAACCACATGGAGAAGAAAGAGAAAGACCTTAATCACTTAATGGTCGGAGCAGGATACAAGAAGAATCTCATAGCTTACGATACAATCCTTAGATGGTTGTCGGAGCCAACTAAAACATCGGTACTAGTTTAATACTACGATGTAGATTCTTTACAGAGGGGAGCAGAAATGCTCCTCTTTTTTTTTGCACACGTATGCATTCGTCAGCACTAATATGTATCTGATCAGCAGAGGGCAAATTCGTCTGGCAATTGGATGTAACGATTATTTGATTATCTTTACACCATTATAAACCAAAAATCAAATCAAGTATGATTGTAAAATTAAAATTAACCAAAAGCCAAATCATTCAAATATGTTGCGACATTGAGGTGGCTTATTTACAAGATGGTTACAATGGCGATAAGTCATCGTACCTTAAACGAGAAAGGATTATTAAGTCCTTAGAAAAACAATTAATTAACCAATCAAAAACCAAGTAATCATGAACAATTTTTCAAGAGAGATTATCTCAGACATTCACCAATTAGTAAGCAAGGCTAAAGCCTTCGAAAATCAGTTAGAGCCATTGGCTAACCTGTACAATGAAGTTAAGTCTATGACTGAGCAGTTAGAAGACCTTAACGCTAAGGTATTAGACATCGAAACCAACATCAATAAAGGTGGTGTTAATGCTGATGACCTTAGACAGATTCTAAGAGATAGATTCAGCTATTTAGTACCAAGAGAATTACTCAAGTTTGATATTGATGCAGGTAGTATTAGTGATTCATTTACAAGCAATGCAGAGGATGATGTTCAAATACTTGACCAAGTATTCGAGATTCAGAATCAATGTGAAATTTACCTTGATGACTACGATGTATGCACAGACCATGTCAATTGGAATAGTGTAGCAGAGGATATTAACTTTGATGCAGACTTTGATGATGATGCTTTAGAGAGTCTTATAGATACAATCATTGATAAGGTATGCCCATCGTCACAGGATGTGGCTTTTATAGATGTATCTGATGATGTATTAGCAGATTCTTTTGATAGTCAAGAGGAGGGTGAGTTATGTTCATAGTTCATCTTGTTGTTGGTGTGCTAATCATCCTAACCATTTACGAGATGATAAGCAGTAGATACTAACCAATTCAAACCGATTAAAAGGGGGGCTAAATGCTCCCTTTTTTTATGCCCTATAGTATCGTAACATAGCTATGATAATATCGTCAAGCAGAGGGCAAGAAAACAGCCTTAAATTGTAGGTTAACCTGTAGCAATGTGGTAGAGTAAATTGTATGGTTTGTGGTTTGGTTAGTTTATGGGGGGAGTTATGCCTCCCCTCTCATCCCATCACAACGAAAGCACGTGTACCTTACTCAGCATTAAGGTGCATCTGATCAGCTGTCTCTGGAATATACCTGATGGATAGTTTAACAGGGAACAGGGACCATTCGGATACTGTTCTTTTTAGCTTAGATAAGAAGTAGTATAGGATTATCTGAAGTGAAACTAGAAACGACATTACAATTCTATGTACTGCGATTCGGTCGACCACCCCCCAACGAGGATTCGGTTTCGGCTGCAGCTGAACGCAGTCCGCCATAGTATACAACCCCCAACCTTTTTACATCTCAAAAAAATTTTATACCTTGCAAAAAAAAATAATGTACGGAGGAGCATTAAATATAATCTATAGTGTTTTTTGGGTTGACGACTTATGTGTTGTAGTCTGTCAAGATCCTATTGGTAATGTAATCAGTGTATCAACTAACGATGGGGATCAAGAAAGAGAAGACTAGGCAGTTAGGTATGGATCCTGGCACTGCTGCCAATAGACTCAAGAAAACCCTTCTATTTGAGTTTGCTAAAGAGTTAGATATGAATTGGTGCTATCAGTGTGCCACAGAAATAAAAGACCCAGATAACTTTACTATAGAACACAAAACCCCTTGGCTTCACTCAGAAGATCCAAAGGGTTTATTTTTTGATATTAATAATATTGCTTTCTCTCACAAGAGTTGCAACTACAGTGCTGCTAGGAATAGACAGGGTAAACCTTGCCCATCATTGACAGCTTATAGAAAAGGTTGTCGATGTGATGATTGCAAGAAGTTGAAGAGTGATAATCAAAAGAAGTATTCTTCTAATAAGTCTTAAGCCTCTGTACCAAATACCATAAACTCTACAATAGTACCAGTAGTTGTAGCGTAAGCCTTAAGGGTTACCCCACCTGTAAGTGGTAGTATAGCAAACCCTCCTCCAGGAATATACAATAAATCTGGATCGTCAGAAGACGTGTCAGCATACACAGAAATATAATCTGTCTCTGTCGTATCTGTATTCTTTATAAACAAATAGTTAGGGGAGGTAAACTCTCCTGAAGTATATAAAGTAACTTGACCAGATGCTGTTCCTTTAGCTGTAGATGTTATTGCTTGACGAGCTAAACCTGTAGTTGCACTTGCAGTTACAGATTTACTTACAGATAGGTTTAAAGACTGAGACAATAAGTCCGTACTTGTTATGGTTATTTTTTTTGTTACTGTTGCCATTTTATTTTAAATTAAGTGTTCTGCAAATATATAAAAATTATGTTAATATCAGTCTGGCTCCATAAATTAAATCTGTTGTTGCTGTTGTTATCACTCTTATTACAAAATAGTTTGTAGATGTAGATGCAACTGCAGTTTTACCAAGACTTATTGTTGTGTTAGTATTTCCAACTGCTATTCCTGTTGCTCTACCTGTTGTGTAGTTTACCTCGTCTATAGTTGTGCTTAAAGTAGAGCTTGCATACACTTGAAATTTACTAACACTTTTTCCTTTTGGTACAGGCACCATAGCGTACAATTCACAAGCAGCATCGCTTACACGAACACCAAATGTGCTTTTAGCATCATCTTCTATAACAGCAAAGTTTAATGATTTACCATCATCATTACTTACAAACTCAGTTGGTAGTATTTTTAAATCATTGTCATATACTCCTCCTGCTACACCGTCAGCACCAGCAGCTCCATCTGCCCCTGCCGCACCATTACTTCCGTTAGAACCATTACTACCTGCAGGTCCTTGTGGTCCTGTAGCACCTTGAGGTCCTTGTTGTCCTACAATATCATTTACAATATGATCTCTAACTAAATCTAAGTCATCTTGAACTTGTTGCATTTGATAAATAACAGGACCAAGAATAGGATCATTTAATAAGTTTAAATTACCACCATTAGCTACATCTTTATCCCAAAGATCTTTAACCTCTAATAATTTAGAATCGGCTACCTTATCAGCATCAGTTCCTGATGTAGAATAGAATCTTGTATATTTTTTATTTGCTAATGCCATAATTATGAAATATCAATTATGTTATAAGTTAAAAAAATTGTTACACTAGTAAAACAATTAGTTGTAAGTGCTGAATCAACAGAAACTTCTAAAGCTTTATTTACATCATCAGTTAAATTTTGAGATGATTGGAAACCAGTTAAAGGAGCAATCATATACACTCTATCCCCAGTTTCATTATACATAAATCTTCTTATGTGATAAAGTGATGAATCGGTGTATGCACCTGGTTCTTGATCTGCATAATGAAAATTCAAATCTGCTGCAGAATTGGTTTGTGTAGCAGCTCTATCAATTCTTATCACACCACCTGTTGGTAATATAACTGTGTTAGCTCCAGCAGCACTCTTTAATTGCACTGGTGTACTATGTAAAGTATTACAATCTGCAGTGCTTAAAGTTATTTTAGCAGTACCCATTGTTACCGCAGGAGTTGTTCCTGAACCACCAACAGTTAATGTTTTTTGAATAGTTACGTGATTACCTACCTCTAAATTTCCTGAAGGAACAGTTACACCACCACTCCCACTAAATGTAAATGCTGTAGTACCACCTGAATCTTTTATATCGTTACCTGATACAGTTAAGTCGCCACTTACTGTCATATTACCATTTACTGAAAGTTTTTCTGATGGAGCATCTGTTCCTATTCCAAACTTTCCCTCTGATTCATCAAAATAAAAACCTGTAGTTGTATTGGTACCATATAAGTGAAAATCCCTAGCGGCTGTATCTATTTGATTTATATTGGAGAAAGCTCCCATAGTCATAAAAGCATCTGTAGAGCTATCAGTATCTCCCCAATTAACTTTAGGACCACCTTCCCCTTTTAATTCAACCACGTAATTCTGCGTTGTGTCAATAGATTTAAAAATAGCTGACACTCCTGAGTTTATAATATTTCCTGATACAGTTAAGTCGCCACCAACTGTTAAATCACCAGATGCGCTAACAACACCTGCAGAAGATATAGCTAATCTTTCTGTAGCTCCAGTAGCTGGATCTGTTGTCCCTGTATTGTTAGTTGTACCTGTTTGAAAGCTTATACCACCAGCAGTAGATATATTGTTTATAATATTAAGAACATTACTAGACATTTGTATAGCACCTTCAGTAATATCTCCATCCTGTTTAAACCAAAGTCTAGCATTATCTGTCTCAGTAGAGTTGTCTGTGTCTGCAGATATTATTAAAGTAGCATCACCAGCTACACCACCAACAGTTAAATCGTTACTAACAGTAGTATTACCACTACTGTCAAAAGTTATACATGTTGTACCATCATTATCTTTAATATCATTTCCACTAACTTTAAGATCGCCACTAATTTGTAGATTCCCAGACACATCTAGATCGCCATCACCTTGCATTGAAAGGACTTGTCGATAACTGCCAGATCCATTACTTAAATAAAAATCCATAGCACCAATTTCTGCTCCAGCAGAAGTAGTATTAGATGTAACTTCAATTTTACCGTATATATTTTCAGTTGGAGTTCCATCGTCTTTACCAGAAAACTCTATAGTTCCACAAGAGCCATCATCTCCACCATCAGAAGGTCTATTATTGTATAGTTTTAACCTTGGTGCGTTGTCGTCATCAGAAGTAGTTTGTATTATAAAATAAGGATCATTAGCATTAGCTGATGTAAAAGTAAAAGTATCACCAGTCACAGCCATATCTGTGCCATCATAGGTAAAGTTAGACTCTGAAGTAACCGTACCATCACCATCATCAGTTATAAGTTGATTAGCGGATCCATCTACGCCAACATTATGAAGATCATCTACAACGAAGTCCATATTATTATTAGCGTCATCGTATGTAACTGTAATACCTGTTTTAGTACCACCTGTTGCTACTAATGCTCCTGCAATGTCTTGAACTTCTTCTGTAGATAGCTGTGTATTTGTATCTGTTGATGCTATGGTTATATTATCAGCGTCAGTATGAGTTAAGGTTACGTTTGATCCTGCAACAAACTTTATATCATCTGTTCCTGACCCAGCACCGCCAGTTGTATTTCTTAATATAATATCGCTAGAGCTGTCTACAAAAGAAAGGGTTGTTGTGTTTTGAGTGTTAGTGTCAGTTACAGTATTTGTAAAAGTAATCTTATCGCTATCCCTAGCTATAGATAAACCTGTACCAGCCTCTAACACTACATCATCTGTTGAAGAGTCACTACCAGTTAGTCTGATTTTCTCTTCATCAGAGTTATCTCCATCCACGCAAGAAACGGAATATGTTGTGTTAGTACCCTGAGAGCTAAGTTCTACCTCAGATATTTCGTTACTCTTGTAGTAAAGCTTACCATCTGCATTCTTGGTATATATAACACCACCCTTCCCGTCAGGAGGAGTTGTTGGTACAGTAGTTACTTCTTTAGTTCTGAAAGTTAGGGCTTTCACGTCCCCATAAAAATCGAAAAGGCTACGTCCTAGTAGCCCTTCCTTAAATACTTTCATCACCTTTGCACCGTAATCGGTAACTACTTCACCTATAGATTTTTTAAGAGGTGATTTCATTTAGATTTACTTTTTCATTTTAGCACCGTACATTGCTTTCTTCTTCATTTTCGCACCGTACATTGCTTTTTTCTTCATCTTAGCTCCATACATAGCTTTTTTCATAGAACCACCGTACATCATCTTACGACCTTTAAGTTTAATTTCTTTTGGAGGATCTATTTTACTTACGGTCTTTTTAGGTAGTGATATTTTTTTATCTTTCTTTTTAACAAGCTTGGTCATAGTTCTTTTCATAGTTGGCTTTTCAACCATTCTTTTCATAGTTGGCTTTTCAACCATTCTTTTCATATTTCCCATTTTAGCCATCTCCTGTTTTGCTTCTGCACCATCACTCTTTGTTTTAACTATATCAGCTTTACTCATTCCTTGTTTTCTTTTTCTAAGGTACTCTGCAAGCTTCATAGCTCCATAACCAGGAATAGTAATCATTTTCACACCCTCTTTTAATGCGTTACCTAAATCTTTTAAGTCTTGATCTACAGTAACTACACTTTTCTTTTTCTTATCTGGACCAGTAACTTTACCACCATTTTTCATGTACCCCATTTTGTTTCGCACACTTGTTGGTAGTTTAGATAAACCTTTAGCATCTGATGGTACTGCTTTTAATGCTCCACCTTTTTTGTAAGTTTGCATTTTTTTCATTGCACCACCACCTGGTGCTTTTTTTACTGCTTTCATTTTTTTTGATTTTACAGGTGCAATCATAATTGCTAGAGCACCACCATGTTTAGCTGATTTTGTTTTTTTGGAAGCTTCATGCATTTCTGTAAATCTTTTTTTAAAGTCTGCATCAGACTCACCTGGCTTTCTTGCAAGTACATTTTTTATTGAGCCATCTCGCATTGTAATTTTATAAGCACTACCTTCTGCACTAGCATCTCTTCTTGCCTGTTGGTTTTGACGAATACGTTCATTTTCTTTTTGGATTGATCTTGCATTTGATTGCCCTTGTGAAGGTGTAGGAGTAGTATTTTTTTGAGATTCTGCTTTTTGTTTTGTAACTTCTTTTTGTCTTTGAAGCATTTCTTGTTTTGCTACTTCTTTTGCTTTTATTTTATTAGCAAGTGTTTCTTCTTTTTGTTTTTGAACTATTATAGGAGCAGTAACTTTTGCTGTTTGTCTAGCAAATCTCCCCTTCATACCCTGATCTTTTAACTCTTGTTTAAGTTGTTTTTTCATGGTTTTCACACGAGACTTGTTTGCTTTTTTAGAAGACTTTATTATTTTTTTATTCTTACTTCCTTTTAAGTCATCTAAAAATTGACGCATTTTACTTTTAGCACCTTTTCTTTTTCCACCGCCCATTCCAAAAAGCCCTGTACTTTTATTAAATCTTGGAGTTGTTTTTGCCATTTTTATATTTCTTCTGTCCCTTCAAGGACGTTATAAAATTTGTTTACCAACCTTTTAGTTTTACTTGTTACACGATACTGGTTAGGTTGGTTTGAGTTCCAGGCTCGTTTTTCAAAGACAAACACGTAGTCTCTTTTTACTAGTTCAGGAAAGAATCTATCTATGAAATTTTTGCTAACATACATATTCTCCCTTACAAACCTCTTAGTAAAAGATTCCTTCTCGTCATTTATAAAAAGAAGAAACCTCATTTGATTATCTGTGAGGTCATACTTTCTTTGGAAGGAGTACAGGGTATCACTTAGATACTTCAGGTAATTCCTCATTAGCTTAGATTAAATTAGGTCAAAGATAATAATTTTATTATAATTAAAAAATTATCATTACATTTGCGTATAAAATAAAAAATTTAAAATAAAAAATAATGGCTGGAAGAAAATTTTATTCAGTAACGGTTAAGCCTACAATAACAGCATCTTTAATGCACGATACAGCTTTTGCAGATGGAGATGTATTGTTTCCTTTTACGGAAGTTCCTGTAGATAGAGGCACTAGTAGGTTAGTATCTGTTACTGCTGTAGTTAGAGGTACAAATGGTGCTAGACAAGAGGTTGCTTTAGATTTAGTCTTTTCTAAGTCGAGTTCAGAAAACTCTTTAGGTACAATAAATGCTACAGCATCAATGTTTCCTAGCAATAATATAATAGGAGGACACAAAATTCTTGCTACTGATTATGGCGATGGATTGGATACTTTTGCAATAACAAATAGTTCTGCTGCAAAGCCAGACTTAATTGTAGCTGCAGATAGTGGTGAGTCTATATATGTTGGTGGTATTGCAAATGGTGCTTTTGATTTTACGTCTACAGTTCAATGTGATGGTGTTCAGGCTACTAGTCAAGCTGTTCTAACTGTAAAGACTACATCTGCTCAAATTAATTTTGCTGCTGGTGATGTTTTACATGATGAGAATGATAGAGCTATGGGTACTGTTAAAACAGTAGATAGTTCTACTCAAATGACTATGACTGCAAATTTATCAAATGCAACAGTAAATAATAAAGATCTATATAATATAAACCCAATAACCCTAATATTTGGGTTTGAGTGTGCTTAATTATGGAGATTTTTAAAAACGACAACAACTGGAACGAGAAAGCTATCGTAGGATTTATAGCCTTTGCTATAATGTGTATGATAATGGTAGCTGATCTTGTTACAGGGTGGGTTGGATCAGACCTAGTAATAAACGAGTTTGTATACGATTCCTTTGTGTGGGTTGTGTTAGGCTCGTTTGGTATTTCTGGGGTAGAGAAATTTGCAAAAAAATAAAATTATGGCTAAAGCAATTAAAAAAAACAAACCTGTTAAAGGTGTAAGTACAGAAGGTCTTACTTCAAGACAGGCAAAAACACTTCAAAAACATTCAGTTCATCACACTAAAAAACATATAGCTGCAATGGTTAAAGCTATGAAAGGTGGAGCAACATTTGGACAATCTCACAAAAAAGCTCAAAGAAAAGTAGGAACGTAATGAAAAAACACTGCACTTGTAAAGCTGTAAAACGAAAGAAAAAAGTTAAAAGCATGAAGAAGGGTGGCTCTGTAAAAGATGCTTGCTATCACAAGGTAGTGTCTAGATATGGACCTAAGACTTCAGCTTACAGAAGTGGTGCTATGGCTAAGTGCAGAAAAGTAGGTGCTGCTAACTGGGGTGAAGGTGGTAAGAAAAAGAAAAAGTAATGGCAGTTAGAAAGACGGCAGCAGGTTTACGACTGAAACGTTGGTTCAAAGAAGACTGGCGTACACCCAAAGGCAAGAAAGGTTACAAGGGTGGAGAAAATACTTTTCGCCCTACTAAAAGAATAACAAAAGATACACCTACTACTTGGAGTGAACTGTCTCCTGGTGAAAAACGTAGAGCTCAAATAGAGAAAGACACTAAAGGTAGAGTGTCAAGATATAAAAAGAAAAAGGTGAAAGCAGTAAAGAAAGCTAAAAAAGGTATGGGTATAAAGACTAGCATTAAGTCTGGTAACTTTAGACCTACAAAATCTGGAGCTGGTATGACACAAAAAGGTGTCAAAGCTTACAGGCGTGCTAATCC